AATTCCAACCACTTCACCAAAATCACCCTGATATTTAATACTTGATAATTGATCTTGAGTAACTGCTTCTGGTTCAACCATGACTAATGGAGGACTTGTATGAGTATATCCAAATCCAGCGTATGTGACTGTGATCGCAGATATTGTTCCAGCGGCAGACACAGTTGCATCCGCAGTTGCATTTCCAGATGTTGTACCGATTCCAGCAGTAATTGTGCCGATTCCAGCAGTAACACCGATTGAAACTTTTGGTGCAACAGTATATCCAGATCCACCATCGGATATTACTACACTGGTTATTGAACCACCAGCAGAGACAACAGCTGTTGCAGCAACTCCAGTTTTAGATGTGCGGTCAAGAATTAAAACTTTTTGTTTAACTTCAACAAGATCATCTAATTGACTAAACATTGGAACTGCTGTATCCACAAATACTTCAGTTGAAGCAGCAGATACATTTTGAATTAAATATGCAGTAGGTCTAATATTAGGTTCTAATTCAACTCTGTCTTTACCAATTCCAATATTGTTAACAAACACATCTTGAGTTTGTTTCTTCCAAGTAACTGGTCTTTGAAGTGTTCTAACAGTCGTAATTCCAGAATCGATATATGTATTTGTAGTTACTGTATCTGATGTTGTAATTCCTGTAACTGTTCTTGATTTTTGTTGGAAAGCATCATCTAAACCAGTATCAGGATATTTATTAATTGTTAGTTGATCACCAGTTTTAACTGTCTCTAAAATATCAACTTCTAGCACATCATCATCAGATGCACGATAATAATAGATTCTTAATTTATCATCTTCTTTTGGTGCTTCAGAGAATGTAATTTGAGATCCACCACTATAAACATAACTTTCATTAGGAACTTGAAGAATATCATTTAAGAATATTAAAGTATTATCTGCAACTTTAATTGGAGATCCTTTCGCAGATCTTATAGTGATTGGTGTTTCAACTGCACCAATAGTTTTAGTTATTGGGAATGATTTTCTATCACCATCAAATAGATTTTCAAAACTATTTAATTTTTCTAATTGACCAAATGTAAATCCAGCAAAACTGTCATTAAATGTATCAAGAACAGTTAATTGGAAAGTTTTGAATGAAGATCCAGCATCTGCATCAGTTGGAATACCAGCTTGACCACCTGTTTCTAATGTAAGAACATCATCAATTTTATAATTATAACCAAAGTTTGTAATTTGGAAACTGATTATGCTTGTTGCAGCACCAACACGGAGAGATACAGATGCACCAATACCTGTTGAACTACCAACCAATCTCATATTTTCATAGTTAAGTGGTTGTTCAAATTCAAGAACTGGAGGAGTTGTAGAAGTAAATCCAGATCCACCACCATTTGTAATGGTGACAGATGTAACTATACCAGAGGATACATTTGCAGTACCGATAGTCACAATACCAGAACTTCCACGAGCTCTAACAAGAATATTTGTTTGTAATCCAACTCGATAACCAGAACCACTATTTCCTATTGATACAGATTCAACAGTTCCAGCAGCTGATACAATCGCAGTTCCACCAGCAGCTACTAAAGGTTGATATCCAAAGTTTGTAGTTTCTCCAACAGAAACAATGATGCCACCTCTAGGAACTGATGATATGTTAACATCATAATTATTAGTTGCTCCAACACCTGTGAAACTCACAGAGGTAATACCAGCAGTTTCAACAATGTTATAATCATCATTTGGATTCTGGAATATTTCATTTAAGAGAATTACACCTGTATTTGTTGCAAATCCAGTTACATTTGAACCACTAGACTTTAGAATAAAGTTAGTTGCAATTCCTGTAAACTGTTCTTCCACAGTATCAAATACATAGTTATCTGTGTAAGTTTCTTGAGTTCCGCCAGGAATTCCAGTTCGAGTAAAGATTCTACCAGCAAATGTAGATGTAGTTGTTAAACCAGATGGGCCTTTCTCACCTTTAGGTGGATCTGTGAAGTTAATTGTATCCTCAACAATTTGATAATTACCTAAGAACTTAGTGACAGTATCACCAGCATCATGGTTAACTATTGCAGAATTTAATCTTCCTCTTCTTACAAGTATTCTATTTGTAGATCCAATACCAACAGTATCAATCTTCATAAATTCATCATTAACCTTAATAGTATCACCTGAGAAGAATGACGATATACCTGTTATCGTAATGAAGTCTGTCTCTGATGGTGCATCAAATGATAGTTTGACATTTACAGGAGACTGTATAACTGGACTTTGAATATTGTTGTCAAGAGTTATTAAAGCCTTGGAGTTGAGATTCTTTGAAGTAAATGAATGAGTTGTTCCAACACCAACAGCTGATATATCAATAGCTTTTGGAATAGGTTGAAGTGCCTCAGTGGCAGTTCTAGCTACTTTAAATTTATTTTCTGCAAGTTTAACTGCAAATACTGTAGATGGTAATTTTGTGGTAACACCAATTCCACTAATAGCCGTTGCTGCGATACCAATACTCATTGTTGTACCAGCACCAGTTGGTGTATATGTTAACTCTTCACCAGACTGGAAGAAGTGATTATTGACTATGAATGTATCATTTGTAACATCAACCACAACAGTGTCTGATGAATCAAATGTCTTATGGAATATTGGATCTCCATTGTGTTTCAATGGGAATGAGAATTTAATGTCATTCTCAGTTCCAGTATATGAACCCTCTATAGATTTTAATCTTGAATTGGTAAATGTAACAAAACCAACACCACCACCGCCACTTTCAGTAAAGTTATACTGGAATACTTTAGTTGTAATTGCTGTGTTTGCTGGAGGAGTTAAACGAAGTTCAATATCACCACCAGAAGCTGTTGAATATCCAACACCAATAACACCAAGACCAGATGTTGAGGTCTCATTTGTGGAGAAGTTATCCATATAACCAAATTCAGTAAAGAAAGGTTCACTACCATCGTGAATTGCAGTTACTTGAGTTACAGCATATTTGTCATTTGTCGTATCATGTATTTCAATTAACGCATCAAAGGCAGTATATGTATTTGAATTAATTCCACTTATTCTTGTCGCTTGTGGAGATCCAGTTGATGCGATATCAGTTGTTGTAGATAATACTTCTGTTAATGATATGGTTGTACTACCAATACCTGTCGCAGTTGAACCTATAGATGTTTGATGAACTCTCATCGTCACACCAATTCCAGCCTCAGGTGTAAAGTAAACACTAGTAATTCCTGATCTAACATCTGCACCAAATGTTCCAAGTCCTACACTTGGAGAGTTAGTTCCAGATATATTATCATTAATCATCTGAGCATATTCTAAGACATATACTTCCTCACTATCATTTAATACAACCAACTCATTTAATTGAGTTCTTTCCTGACCACCCAATTCTTGTGTTTGAACAAGTAGTTTAGTGGTTGTAATTGCAGTAGTTCCAAAACCTACGACTTGAACTGGAGATGGATCTGTGGAACCAATACCAGCAGATGAAGATATAATACTAACTCCAGTTCCTACATTTATTTCAGTTCCAATTTCTCCTTCAGCTGCAACTGTATTTTTAAATGTTTCTTGTGCAAATATTCGTAATGAATAGTTATTAAACTTAGACTTAGCAGGAGCAAATCTTAAATTTCCTATAACTCCATCAATCGCAAAATCAAATTCACCTAAATCTATTGATGTTTCAACACGGCCAAATGCCATCATGTAACCAATAGAGCCATCATGAACAAGATTAACCTGAATTATTTCTTTCTCACCTGAAAATCTAGTGTCAAAAAGTAAAACATAGAACTTAGCTGCATCGACTTCATTAATATTAAAGTCAAAGACATCAGAGAATGCAGTTGCACGAGGTAGATCATTAAACTGAGAACTTACACTATCAACTGAAATTGCTCTGTTTGTTCTTGATTCGATATAGTCTGTTAGAATTTTATTTTTAAAATTAATTTCATCAGAAGCAAATAATCCACCAATGTTTTTAGAATTTTCTGTAACTAAATCAAAATCATATGAATTATGAAGAGATTCGTTCTCACTTACCAAATCTGCAACAACAACGGCAACTGATGATGAAACACCAACAGATGCGTTACTTCTATTTTTATCGTCAGTAGATGCAGTTGATACAATAGTTACATCTGCAAAGTTTCTAAAACCAATTACATGTCCAAGACTATTAACTGGATCTTTCCATGTGTCATACTGAACTGGACTTTGTAATGAATATGCAAATGTTTGATAGTAATCATTGTCTGCAAGTTTTTGTAATTCTGTACTTAATTTTCCTGTTTCTTTACGGAAACCACTTCTAAATTCAGAATTTGAATCAATATTAAAAACAGAACTAAACTTATTAGTTTGTTCAATTAATGCAATTGACTTAGATGATTCACCATTGATTGACTCCCCGACCTTAAAAGTATCATTTGAAAGAACTTTTAGATACTTATTATCTTCATTCCATGCAACAACAGTTCCTTCTTTATCACCTGTACTTACCTTTTCTCCAATACTAAATTGATTTGTATCTACACTAATATCAAAAGCAGCAAGATCTACAAATGGTATCGCTCTACCTGATGATGAAGGGCCACTAAAGATACCTGGCTGTGTGACTGATCTATCTAAATTATAAGATACAGTTGCATTTCCTCCGCCTGGATTTGTATTTACACCAGTAATTGTAAATGATTCATATTTGTAATCAGATGAATTAAATCCACTTCCTGTAGATCCAATACCAATATTTTCTACATATACCTTTTCACCAAGGACAAATGGATAAGTGGATGATGTATATGTTCCATCTAAAGTTAAAGTTACAAGATTAGTTCCGCTTGTAAATGATAAATCTTTAACCTTTATTCCATTTGAATTATTTGTAGGTATAATTCTTGGGTTAGAATCATAAAGAGAGTTTGTATTTCTTAAAAGATTAACTTTGGATACAGATGTTCCTTGTAATTCAACAGTTGTTATTACTTCATCTTTGACTAAACCAGTCACACGATCTATGACCACGATGCTTGGTGGTTCAAGATAATTTTTACCACCAGAACTGATACCAATAGTTGATATTTTAGATAATCTATCCAATCTTAAGGTTTGTGGTAATTGTACAGATGGTTGAATTGTTTTATCTGCTGAATAGTCAAATCCTAAATTTTTAATTGTATATCTTCTCAATCTACCAGTTTCATCACTATTCAATCTAACTACACCACCAACTCCAAGAGTAGATCCAATTGAAGTAACAACTGGAATATTTTGATAATTTCTACCTTTTGATATAATTCTTATTTTATCAATAGCACCAATCGCAGTTGTAGAAGATGTAGCATACTTTAGAGTTGTAGCTTCATTTTTTGTATAACCATCTTTTTCTGGTTGAGATGTTAACACAAATGAGAACGTGGTGCTTCCAATTCCTGTAATTACATAATCACCGTTGTAACCACTATCTGATATTTTTAAACTAGAATAATTAATAACGTCAGTATCAACGATTGGATTTCTCTTAAATGGAGCGTTAATATCCAAATTAACAGGTGTTAACTTATAAAATAAATCTTCTGGAGTGTTTGATGTGACAGAAAGATCAACTCTCGCAGTTGTTGTTACACCAACTGTTCCTACACCAACGACTTGGAATCCATCATCTTCATCGTTGTTAAAATATGGATTTGTAAAGTTTGTATCTCTGAATAACTCAAAATCAAATACTTGTCTTCTCTTTCCAGATATAACTTGAGTTAAGG